CGCCAGTTAGAACTGACGGCGGAATTACTACCATTAGGTTGCTAAGCCCTTGTAACCAAGATCATTTGGTCCCCGTAGCAATAGGGTGTCGGCTTTCCATCCGATGCCAAGATAGCGAATCCTGGTCTGACGTTGGGACATCGTTTGTTTTCTTCTGTTTTCCCTCTGGTAGAGAACAGTCCTCCAACTTGGCGGTTGGAGGGCCATGCCATCACTTTAAGATTACCTCGTTCAACCGTACCTGGGTTAGTGGAGCGAAACTGGGGTTGCCAGTTCTCCCTCCTATTATGTGGCGGTCTTGGTTGAGGATTAACTCCGGGTTCAATCCCATGGAGTCCGAGTTCTCTCTCCGGTCTGACATCAGGCTTATTCTTGCAACTGCTGGTGACTCTGGACAGGTACTTGTATGTTCGGTATACTACACATCACGGTGGGATGCGCCACGTTCTACTGGTGTGGTTGCCAGGATTTGTTCTGGTTTACTCCTTCTCGGTATATGAACATCTATCCGAGCGCATTGTTACCTATTAATTACACTAGTAGTCCTGCGAACACTGGAAGCATTTCTTCGGCTGCTTCCAGAAACGTCAGCGCTGTATCCTCAGTCGCTGATGGTGCTCCTAGGCCTGACACAGCGATGATGTCTCCAACATCGCATATGATGGACCAGGTTTCTTTGACGGCATTCCCCGCATCTTTCACCAAGCTCACAAATTCAACGATACCTTTGCGCCATCTTGCCGTCTTTCCAGGGCGAGTTGGCATTCCGATATCGGTCGGCCCTGAACCATCATGCTCAGCTCCGATCCATCCATTCACCACATGCGGCTGCATAGTACCTGTTGTGCCGGGATGTGATCGAGTGATTGTCATCAACCCTGTGAATGGTTCATTGAATTTAACTATAGAAGCAGCCCCATCAGCAGTACCACCATACTGATAAGTTTCATTATCAAAGCCAATCTCGTAATCCAACGTGTTCTTTGCGTTGTTGTGGTTCTTTGTCCACTCAGTATTGTCAAGGCTAGGAATATTGCCGAACGGTGCTGTGATGCTACCGGGCGCGAGATGCCACTGTCTATTGTTGTATTTTGTGTGTGAAACTCCAACTCTCGTTCCTGCTGATCCAATCCTCGGACCGTGCAGTTCTACCACATACCGGACGAAAACATCCCCGTAGGCTTCCCAATTGGCTAACGCGCCTCCACCATCGGTGACGGTTAGCACAACGAATCCTAAGTCTGTATTCCTGAGTTCACCAGGATCGAGGACGTGATCACCTTGTGATCGGATGTAGTGTTTGGTTTGACTATTCAAACGAGACGCGGGGATGGACAGGACACCACTCTTGTAAACTTGGGTGCGCACGACTCCATCCGTATTTAACAATACGGTCCGCGATGTTGGGGTTGAGTCAGCAGGGTCATAAATGGGGCACATTGCGACATTGCCACTAACGTACGTGCTGACTGCGGGTTTGTACAGTATTTCCAATTTCTTGAAACTGTAGTGTTCATAACGGCGGGCCACAGCGGAGAGCCAGGGGAACATTCTTCCATCTCCTGGGTTGATGGGGAGCTTGTGAACAGCTAATCTCCCTCCTTGTGTGGCTGAATCCATAACGAACATGTTGCCTCGTAGAGTAGCGACGAATTCCTCGTTGGCCACTCTCATTCCACCGTTGGCAAGACCGGTGAAGTTCTTTTGTTTGTTGTTGTATAATTTGTTGTTAGTAATCCGGTAACTTTGACGTCGGGCTGGATCATGCCTTGACGCCGCATTGCGCTGTGGTTCAAACTTATTGATGCATCTCTGCATTTTCGGGCACTCGTACCACCAACCTGGGTTAAATAGCCCTCCCACTTCCAAATCCAGCGTTCTCCTCCTGTCTAAGCGCATATTGACTGTCGGAATCCGTAATCAGGGATTCGCGCTATTTATAGCTTCCTGCCTCACCGCACGCAGCGATGGGTCTTCACCTAAGTGCATTGTTTGCTACCACTTGGTAGTTGTGTCTTCTTCTTTTTGCTCTGGTGGACATAATGATGTGATAGGGTCCCATACTCTAGGGACACTTTCCTCCGGCTTAGTCCAGAGCGGAGGTGGAAGGTTATCGTAATATTGCTCCAATACGATCTGTTCTACTGGAGAGATGTCGTGGGAAAAGTAAAACGAAATTCGTTCATCGAGGGTTGGTTCGCGGTATTTCATGTTCATTCCCGCAACAAGTGTCATTCTAAAACTATGAAACTTGTCTCCTTCTTCGGGGATGTAGGGATTGGCACCAGTTGATAACCAGCGGTAAAAACTGGAAAACACTGGTACCCCCCTTGAACTTGCCATGCCACATCCGGCAACGGCTCCCAACCATTTTCTGTATACTTTCTTTGAGTGGAGTTGTTTTGTACTTACCAAATCGCTATAGAGGCGTTTGCTAGGGCGAGGAACGAGCAACCAACCACATTCATGGTTGCGCATTGGTCTTGCCTGGCAAAATTCTACTTTTTCTAAACTTGTATATACGCCATCATAACACATCGTGAACCCCATCTCACTAAACCATTCTTCCAAACCTTCACGGAACTCACCTAGGTTCCGTCTATCCATTATTAAAACACAGTCATCCCCGTCGTTTAACAGACGGGCTTTATTCAAAAGGCCTTTGCTCAACAAGTAGCTGTACATGAGAGCGCACATGATTAGGACGTTGCCCAAGCTCGTGTTCATGTCACCTGACATTCTGTTTCCTTTCACTTTGTATCGAATTTCCCCATCTTTGCCCAGATAGGCGCCCACATTGAGTCTCGTTAGGCGGAGTAGGTGTTTTAATGGTGGGAGTCCGTCACCTGTGGACTCCACAAACTTACCGTAAAAGCTGTGCTCAAATTCGAGAGCGAGAGAGTGCACATGCTGGTCAAATCTGGATGCATCGAGCCCAATAGCGACTGGGTCCGCGAATTCTTTCCACATATTTGCGATAGTATTGCCTCTCTCTATCATGTTCATTCCTTTTGCGACTGTGCGGTGTTCGCCAGTGGCATCGAATACCTTATCGATTGCCTCAAACACCTTATGCTCTATAGGTTTCAGATACCTACCGAGATTGACATTGAATCGTGGTGACCTAGGTTGGATTGCTCGGGGTGTTCCGCCCGGTTTCAAATACTCATCCTTGGTGAAGACCTTTACCTTGGCATCAGCGTTGTTAAAAGGAGCTACCTTCAACGATTCAGCGGCGGCTGCGTACACCTTATGCTTGTGTCCACCGTAACTGTCGACGAATTCATCGACTGTCATCGGGCTACACAATTCATTGGTGTTCGCAACTTTTTCCATCTCGCTGCTGAACCTGCTGAGTCTGCCATTAAACACTTGCCGCGCATATTCCTGTCGATTTTCCTCTGGCTGTTGCAATGCTGCCTCCGAGGTCCATGGGCGTGGCGGGCGCTGGTATTTTCCATCTTTCTTGACAAAATACACTCTTTCCAATAGCGCGTGTTTTACGGTTTCAATATCATTGTTTGGGATGTCCCATTTTGCGCCTTTATCTGCACGTACCTGATAATAGACGCGGGGCAATTTCTGCCCTCCGACCTGCCTGGGTTTGTAAAGGAGTACGTCATCAGCTTCGCGACCTGCAAGCGTATCCTGCAGTTCCTGCGGGACACTAGATCTAGTGCTGATTCCTTTACATTGGCCCAAGCGGCCCTAGCACGACCGGGGTTCAGACGCGTACTTTGATCGCGTCTGAACACGTGATTTGATGAGCGGATCTTTCATCGCTTCAATCAAATCCATCTCATCATCGGTCATGACCCAAAACAACTCACTTGCCCACATTGCACAATGGTACAAATCTGTGGTTCTGAGGTTCTTGAATTCTGGGTCTCCATCCCGCTGCAGCGCTTCGGCTTTTCGTGCTGTATCGGCACGGATGATGATTCGGTTTTCCTTGGTATCTTCAAGGAAACCGTGGCGCAACCGACAAATATCAGTTACACGCCCGGCTAGTGCGTTGATTCTAACATGCCGATGGTTGGTTCTTCGAGCGCCCTTGAAGCCTGTTCGGCGGACGTGCATCCTGACAATGTTAGAGCGAGGGCTCTGTTCCCTCGTTACGGTTTCACCGGTGGTGTGCAAATCTCCGTTTGCGATGCCAATGATGATGGATGAACGTTCAACATCAATTCCATTTGACATCAGATAATGACCAATCGCCCTGGCAGACAGCAGGCAGGCTAAACCGATGCCAATGCTTATGCTGTTCTTGCGGTCATCCTTGTACCACGCCTCTCCGGCCGTATCCGGGGAGGTCTTCTCTGTTGTTTGTCGCGGGAGTAACCAACTCCCTAACAACAGGCGAGCTCTCATGATGAGATTCAAGGGGAGGTCAGCAGGATCACCGGTTACGTTCTGTGTGTACACCGTGGTGTCCACCTTTCCCGTCCTTAGCAAAACTGCTTCGCTCTCCATGGTGTGGTTGCTCAAATCCACACTGACGCTTGAGACTGGGCTGCCAGACCCCGAATCGGACCCACACGCGCTTTCGTGCTTACTGCCTTCAACTGTATGGCGTTCCGCTCGGAGACGGACTTGCTCAACGGCCCGATCCTCATATCCCCGGGGTACGAATTAGGCTCAAGAAAATACCCAGGCCGCTCTCGCTTCCTCACCGGTCTGGGCGTCTACCACGAGACTGTGGAGGGCCTCCTAGGCGGGCGCCCCTTGCCCCAGGCGGTGCCGCTGGAGATAGACCGCCTGCCCTACCAGGACCTGCCCCTGCCGCGCGGCTCTA